GCAACACGCCTATTGGAAAAATCAGCAGGGAGATAAGGACCCCACAATCAGGCAGTTAGGAGCAAGGGGACTTGGGGTAAGGCAGAACGGGAACAAAATTGTCGCAAGTCACGGCCAGAAGATACGGCAGCGAAAGCGTACTTTCACCGTAACTGCAATAGATGTTCGCGCAAGGAGAATATCGCGGATCGGATGCACAACCATGAACAACAACGAATTAAAACCTTCCGACGGCCCTCTGAGGCATCCGATGAAAATCCGATCTCTCTCTGCTTTCCTTTTCATTTCCTCGATCCGTCAATGACTCTCCTATCCTTTCACCTCCCCCACCGCCTTCTGAGTATCGCGGCTTTGACTGGATTGGTGGGCGGTTTTGAAGTCGGTCAGGATGGATTCGAGCAGGTCGGGGTTGTCAGCTAGGCGCTGCTTGAGGCGGGTTTTGAAGTCCTGACCGGCTTCTACGAGTTCGGAGAAGGCGCGGCCAAGGAACTTGCTTCCGCCTTCGATCGTTTTGAGGCCGACGGAGACAGGGGCATTTGTGATGGCTACGATGCGCAGGATGAGCCACACGACGGCCATGATGGCGGCTAGGATCAGGAGGTGCGTGAAGTAGCCGACTTGGATCGCGCCGGTGCCTTCGATCTTCTTGCCAGCGAGTTCTCGCACCTCGGTGCGGTAGGTTTCCAGTTCACGGCGGTAGCTGGCCTCCTGCGCGTCCATGCGGGCGATGAGCACGGGCACGTCGCCCTGCCATGCCTTCGCGGGCGGGCCGACTTGTGCGGAGACGGCGCTTGTCAGGATGGCGGCGTCACTCGCAGGCTGGAGCACCTCCGGCGCGGCGTCGGTCGAGAGCGCGGCGCGTTCCGTGGCGGCTGCACGGTCGGCGGCGAGCCTTGCAGCCTGACGCAAGGATTCGTCAGCCTGCGCCGTGCGTTCGGGCATCGGCTGGACGCGAGCTTGGAAGTATTCGACCTTCTTCGGGATGATGTTGCAGCCGGTGAGGCAGAGGACGGCAGCGAGTGTGCCGGTAACGGCGAGGATGGGCAGGATACGGAGCTTCATGCACGCGACGGGCTGTCAACGTGCTCGCCTCAGCTTCCCCATATGTGCCTCGCGGGAATGGCGCTTGCGAGTTGAGCAAAGCGTGCCCTGCGCTTGTTCAACTCGGCTGAGCGGAGCGTCGTCCCGATCCGGGCATGATCGTCTCCCATCTAGCCATGTCACTCGATCAGCCCATGCCCCTCCGGCCCCAGTCGGTCGAGGATCGACTGAATCGCGTCACGCAGGCCCGTCAGCGCGGTCTCAGTGGCGGCTCTTGATGCGGCGTTTCCATCCGTGCCATCAACGCCCGGCACTGCCACGTCGACATCCAAAGCAACCGCTGGCAGGCGCGCCCCCACTACCTGCTGGCCGTTGATCACGATGCCGCCGCAGGCGAAGGGCGTCTCGCCTCCGGGAGCTTCCGTCGTTCGCGTGATGTCGGCAGGATCTGTCTCTACGCGCAACGTCCCCGCCGTCACGACGCAGCGGTATCGGCCTTCGCCACCGGCGTAGACCGTGAGCGTCGAAGCCGTGGCTCCCGCGACGTTCACCCAGGCGCCCGACACGTAACGCTGCCACTGGTAGGCCGCGTTCGGCATCGCTTCGACGTGGCAAAGCATCTCGACCGACTCCGGTGAGGTCGTCGCTGCGCCGCTCGCGTCGTAGGTCGTGAGGAAGCTGAAATCGCTCGCCGTGATCCACGCCGTGGCCGCGTCGCTCGTCCGATCGCGTAAGCGGAAACCGTCGATAAGAAGCGCGTCCGCAAGCGGCTGCACCTTCCCGACGCTGACCGACTGGAGCTTCCACTGCGGTGCCAAGTCGCTCGAAAAACTGCCGTGAGTCACCTTCAGGAGCTGCTCGCGGTAGAAAAGCCACGCGCCCTCGCCCTCCGAGTGCGTCGCCTTCGCCGTGCCGCGTCGCCCGCGCAGGACTTCCAGCCGGTAGACGCCCGGCTCATCCGGCACGGCCTCCCACTGGCCTACGCTCAAGAGCTCGTCACCGACAAGGAGCAAGAGAGCATCGTTCGCCTGACCCTGCGCGCTCTCCACGTCGAAGTCGCCCATGTCGCCGGGGAAGGCGATTCGCACCTGGCCAGCGTCCGTGCTTACCGCCGTTGCCACGCTGCCGTTTGCGGCCCAGAACTCGGACGAGCCGATCTGGTCGAAGGTGCGGGACTCTCCGCAAGTCGGGCTGGCCGAATACCACGCTACGAAGCCGCCGACGTTCGGCGCTGGCTGCGCGGCGAGGAAGCCCACCCATGCGCCGGTGCCGCCTGAAAGCGCGTCCGTCAGCTCGAACACGCGGGCGTTCACAATCCCCGCCGCAGCCGCCGGTTCCGCCGTCGTCACGGGGTCGGCTGGCGTCGAATACGGCACCGCGTAGAGGCCGCGTTCGCGCACAAAGTTGATCTCAACCGCGCCCAAACTCTTCTGACTGACGCCCGTGATCCGGCAGATCATGTCGAGCTCCCACGGCTCGTAGTTGAGCCGGAACCGCTCGCCGGGCTGCATCGGCGTGCCGTCTAGGTTCAACGCCTTGTGGGCCAGCGCTGTGATGCGCCCGCTGTCCTCCGGCGCGGCGGCCAGCTCGACCTGCTCGCCCGCGTAACGCAGCGCCTGATCCGCGTCGATGATCGCGTCCGCCTCCAGCGACTTCGTCACAATCCGGCCCTGCACGCGCAAATTGTAGCTGCTCTTGCGGTCAACCGAGTCCTCCTCGAAGTCGTTCGCGCGGCTCGGGAACTTCACGACGACGCGGTTCGCAGTCTTCGACCAGTCGGGCAGCGTCATCGTCGGTTGCTCGGTCATTTCGTGGATCGAAAGCGTGCGGACCTGCGGCTCCACGCCGTCCTTCGGGAAGTAGCCGAGGGAAAAGCGCCCTTCGCGGCTCGCCTGAAAGCCGTCGAAATGCGCAAGGATGCCCTCAATGAGCTTGCTGGCCGATTCCTGCGCGTCGAAAAGCGGCGAAAGGTAATAGCGGGCCTTGTCCTTGGCGAGGCTCGCGGCGAGGGATTCGAGGCCGTCCGCGTCGATCTCGTCCTGCGTCAGCGCGACGCCCAGTTCCGGGCGCGTGAGCAGCTCCGCGATGATCGCCACCGGATTGCAGCCGTTCGCGGCGCGTGTGGCGTCAACATCGAGCCACGCGGGCACGACGGGCGCACGGCTAACGGCGATCTCGATGTTCGGGACGGCCTGTGAATTGCGCCCGCAGTAGAGGTCCTTGCAGACGACGTAGCAAACGCCCGCATAACGCGGGTGCTCGTCGCGGCAAATCGCGTCCACCGTGCCCGCGCTCGTCAGCTTCTCGCGGATCTTCGCGAGCAACGCCGAATACCAGCCGCTGAAAGTCGTTTTCTCGTAGCTCGGCCATGCCGCCGCCTGCCCGGAGAGGACGGCGTCCACGGGCTGCGAAGTCGTCCCGCGATAAACGATGAAGGTGCCCTTTTCCGTCGTGATCGTCCGCGAATGCTCGTTCGCACCGAACGTGCAACCGGTCGTCCAAATCGCATCGCCGCCGTAATAGATCGCATCGACGCGTTCGATCGGGCCGAGGCACACCGCGCCCGCAATCGAGCAAAACACGTCTTTCGCGACCGTCTTCTTTTCCTTGCCGACCTTCTGCTTGATGTTCTTGGTCCAGTAGTTACACGTCGGCGAGATCCATTTGAGCGCGACCTTTCGCGTCCCGCACAGGTGCGGCAGGACGATGCCTTTTTCGTTCGTAGAGGTGCGGCTGCCGTCGATGCCAAAGGGCAGCGGCGCGGCGACCGGGGCCTCCGTGGCGGCTGGCAGGTCGGTCGGCATTTACGCGATGGGCCGGTAGATTACCTCGATGCGGCTGCTGATTTCCGCGATCGGCTGGATCGTGACGCCATGGGGTTTCAGGGCCTGCACGAAGCGTCCGCCATCGAGCGCAATGCAGAGGTGATGCACGCAGCGACCCACGCGAATGCCGAGAATGTCGCCCGGCTGCGGGCTGGCGAGATCGTCGGGATCGGTCAGCTTCGCAATGCGTCCGGTGAGCGCCGGATGCGTTTCGAGGAACCCGCAGACAAGGCTCGCGGCGTTGTGCTGTCCGTAATCCGTCGGAGGGCGCGGCAGATCGAGGCGAGCAGCGAGAAATCCCGCCTCCAGCATGAGTTCCTGAATGAGGTTCCCGCAATCGACGCCGCCACGCGGCCCCCGAGCCCTGTTGTGTGCGCGAAACGGCGTACCAAGCCAGCCGACTGCGGCCTTGTCGAGGAATGCAATACGTTCAGGAGAAGAAAAGAAAGGCAGGCTCATGGCCCGCGGGATGTGTCAACTATCTCTTCTTCTGACGAAGTGGGCGAAGCGTAATTCGGCTAATCAACATCTTAATCTGCGTTCCGCATTCAAACTCTTCGTTATCCCCATGAAAGAGGATTAGCTCACGACAAAGCTCGTGAACGATGCCTGTCGTTTTTCCATACTTCGTTGTCAGTGTCACCGGACATCCAACGTCCATCACGCGCCCAAGTGCGACCTTGTCGAGCTTGTTCTTTTTTCTACTAATAGGATGCAACATGCACTCTCGTAGTGCGTCTAAAACCGTAACACGATTGGGATCGCCGTAATTCACGTTTGTGGCCTGACTCAGCTGATCCACAAGAGCATAAATATCTTCACCAGCCTCGAATACCGTCATGTGCAAGAGCCTGTATTCCATTGAGCTACGCCTTTCGACGTTATTTCTGGAGACGTAGGAATCGCTTGTCCACAATAATAATCACTTCTTCGAGTAATCCATGTCCACGCTGGAATCGGGTAGCGTCGGGTTGTCCGCTGGGATAAATGGAAAGCCCCGGAACCTAGCGTAGTTGCCGTAAGCTTTGCACCTCGACGGCTGGCCGTCGCAGTCGGGCAGGAAGGTCGCCGTTTCACCCGTGTGGGAGCGTAAAAGCGGACGTTGCAGGATTAGCTCGATGCCGGTCGTCGTTTTCCGGCTCGTCTGGATCGCGCGGAACTCGTGCGCGTCGCCCTCGCCCACTTCGACCCAGCCGCCCGCGAAGTAGCCGTCAGGATGGTTGAGGCTTGCGATCTTGAGCACCGTACCGGACGCGCCAGACACCGTCCCCGTCGTCGTCAGTGCGGCGCGAATTGTGCCCGCCGGGTCGCAGACACGATCGCAGAAGAAGTTGTTGCAGCCGGATTTAAGGATCGTCGCGGGGGCCATCGAATCGAGCCGCCCGGCGTAGGGCACGCACTTGGCCTTCCAGAGCCGCCCGGTGGGCGTCACCTCGCCGCAACTGCCGCGCCAATAGACGCTCGCCGAGTCGTTCGGCGCCGCCGGATTGCAGGCGTAGACGGTCAATAGCAGCCGCCGCTCCAGCCCGTGCCCTACGCGCTGCCAGAGCGGGTTCCGCCGCCCGAGGCTGTCCGTAAACTCGCCGCAAGTCACGGTCAGTTCGTCCTTTGCGGGATTCGTGCTCTGCTTGCGATTGCCGTGCTCGATCTTCTGCGGCTCGTAGGTGTGGCCCGCATAAACGAGCGGCTTTTCGTAATTGGTGTAGCGGTAGATGACCGGGCTTGGGACTTCGTAAATGAACTCGAAGAGGTAGCAGACAGCGGCCCGCGCCTGAGTCTCGCCGACGAAGTCCGGGGCCTCGACAAACGACACCGCCGCCTCGGCGACGCCCGGTGCGGAATAGGTCAGCTTCAGCCCGTCCTTGGCGAAGCGAAAACGCCCGTGATGAATCGCGGTCGTGCCATCTTGCAGGCAGAACGGCATGACGAAGCTCTCCGCCCGGCCTCGGCGAGCGCGGTAGAAAGACAGGAGCCGCCGGATGCGCGCCGCATCAGGCAGGACGAAGTTCGCCTGCTGGGTCATGCGGACGAGGCTCTCGACACCCTCCACGTGCCGCTCGCGTCCCTCGCCCACCTGCGATGCCTCGGCACGGTGTTGAATGGCCACCGCGTTCTTCTTCCAGTCCGGCTGGAGGTCGGTGGGCCAGTCGTCGCCAACGTCCACGGCGTTGAGGCCAATTCGCTCGTCATATGGGCTGTCCTCGACGACCTTCATCGTCACCGCGACCAGCCCGCCGCCCAGCACTTCCATCTCCGGTTCGTCAGAGAGCCGACCGACAAGAAGCGGGGCACGCAGCGGATGGAGCACCGCCGCCTTGTTCACGGCGAAGGCGCCCGTGTCCATGTTCCACTGAAGGACGTTCGGCACAGTGTAGATGCCTGCCGCCACCGTGCCAGCCTCCAGCAAATCCGGCCAGAGCGGCACCGCCACGCGCAGCCTTGCAGCGGAGCGCAACCCTTCGCGGAGCGTGCCCACGTCGGCACCCGTCACAAGCGCCGTGAAGGTCATTTCCAGTCGTAACGCGCCGTAGCGTGGCCGCCGCGATTCAAGGCCCGTCAGCCCCTCCTCCACCTCGGCATCCAGCCGGTGCGTGATCGCAACGCCCTCCGCCCAGTCCACGGGCGCAAGGAAAAGGAGCAGGCTTTCGCCATTCAAAGTGATCGTGTGCAGGCTCATGAGTTGAGTTCGATGATGCGCAGGACCGCGTCCTCCAGTTCGGGGCTGGCTAGGATGTCGTTCTTCGTCCGCTTGTCGTGGAAAAGGAATGCCTCGACGCGGCGCTTTTCCGTGCCGTCCGCGTCAACCTTGCCCGCCGCAACCTCCTTCTGAATGTCCGCCATCGCCACGCTGCCGCCGACGATTCCGCCGAGCGCGTAGCCGGGGCGATTGATGCGCAGCTGGCCCATCATCGCGTGCGAGGTGCCCGTGCGGTTGGCCACCGTCGGGAGCGCCGCCGGGCCGACGCGCCGCAGCAGCTCGACGTTCTTCAGGCCCTCGCTGCCACGGCCCCAGAGCGCGATGTTCGACTGGCTGAACACGTCCTCGCCCGCGTGGACGATGCCCGCCGGGTCATACTTGCCGCCCGTGCCCGTCCAGCCGCCCTCCGCGAAGCCGCCGAAGATCGCCATCGCGCCGAGGACGAGCGCCAGGCCGATCGCCGCAGCCGCGCCGAAGGACGCGATGGACGCCGTGGCCGCAGCCGGGGCCATCGCAGCCGCGTCGGCAGCGCCCTTCGCGGCGGTCGTCGCGCTGTCCGCCGCCTTCAGCTTCTGGCCGAGCGCGAACATGACGAGCTGCTTCGTGATCCAGGCGGCGGCCATGTCGGCGAAGCTCTGGATGATCGACTGCACGACGCTGGAGCCGATGTTTCGCAGCGCGTCGGACCAGTCCATCGTGCGGTTGATGAGGCCCGTAATGCTCTCGCCAAGCGACGATCGGAAGCTGCCAGCGACGCTCCCGATGACGCCGTAAACCTGCTGCGCCACCGTGCCCATTTCGACGACGAGGTCCTGAAGCGCCGCCCGCGCCGCGTCGATTTCGCCCACGCCAAAGTCGCCGATTCCGCGCTGGTATTGCCCGAAGCGTTCGTCGCTCGTTTGCACGAAGGTTTTCTCCGCTGGGTAAACCGGCTCGGCGTTTGTCACCTCGTGCTTGCGCGGCGTTGCGGAATCGCCAGCGCCCGCCTGTTCGCGCAGGGCAATCTGCTCCTCAATGAGCGCGTTCAGGCGCTCGGTCGCGGAGAGCTGATTGCCCATCTCGTCGGTCTCAAGGCCGAGGATTTTCCGCGACTCATTGAGGTTCGTATTGAGGAATCCCTTCACGCCATCGCCGATCGCGGAGAGGCCCTGCTGCTGCTCGTCCAGCAAGTCGCCGTACGCCGCCGGGCCTTCGACATCGCCCGCCCCCCACTCGACGCGACCGACCTCGACCGCGCCGATCTGCGTGCCGTCCGTAAACGGCAACGCGGCGGTGATCGCGTTCACGCGGCCAATCACGTAGTTGAGCACCTTCTCGAAGCCCGACGCGATGAAGTTGATGACCGTTCCGAAGGCCGCACTGACCGCGCTCGCCGCGCTTTCGAGGCCGTAGCGCAGGAGCGACGCCACCCAGCGAAAGCCCGCCGAGAGGTAGGCAATCGGCGTCTCGAAGGCGTCGATCAACCCGCCCACGACCTTCACGCTGAAGGTCATGACGCCGTTCAAAATGCTCGTCCAGAAGCCGCCAGAACCGCTGCCGAACGCCGCGTCCCAGAGCTTCTTCGCCGCCGCAATTCCCTGCTCGAAGCCCGCCTCGATCACAAGGCCGATGAACTCCGCGAAGTGGCCGTCCTTGAACGCGTTGAGGCCCACCTGCACGAACGCGCCGATGTGCTGGCCAAGCGAGGTGAAGTCGAATGCGTTCGCCTCTTCGAGCGGGCCGAGCAGGTCGTCGATCAGGATGTCGCCGATGCCCGCGAAGAGCTGGCGGCCCTTGTTTTTCAGGCGATCGATGAGCGTCCCGGCACGCTCGAACGACGCGCTGTTGCGGTCCATGACTTCGCCCATGTGGCCGATGGAGAGCGCGGCGTCGGCCAGCGCGTCGGGGTTGTCGATGAGGGCAAACAGTTCTCCCGCCGAACCGTCTAGCAGCTCCATCGCCGCCTGCGTGCGTAGGCTCTCGTCGCTCGTGCTCCGCAGGGCTTCGGCCACGGCCTCGAAGCGGTCGAGCTTGCCCATCGCGTTCAGCTTCTCGGGGTCGAGGCCGAGCTGCGAAAGGATGTTCGCCTGCGCGCCGATCTTGCCGATTGCGTTACGGACTTTCTGAGTCAGGGCATCGAGGGCCTGCTCGCCTTTCTTGGCGTCCACGCCGATGTCGGCCAGCGCCTGCCGGAAAACGAGCATCCGCGACGCGGACTCGCCCGTGCGGGCCTTGAGGTGCTCCAGCTCCGCGCCAAGTTCGATGATATCCCGCGCCCCGGCAACGACCGAACGCACGCTGAGGTAAGCGGTTGCAAACCCGGCGGCCAGCTTGATGAGCCCGGCAAATCCCTGCGCCGCAGCCTCCAAGCCCGCAAGCTTCGAGCGTAGATCAATCAGAACACTGACACACGCATCCGCCATCGTTGGCGGGGAGTGTCAACCGCCTTGCGTCGTCACACAGTGTTCCGTAAAACATCCGCATGCCTGATAAACGGATCGTCATCATTGCCGGACCCAACGGAGCGGGAAAGACCACGTTTGCGAACGTGTATCTTCCGCAGGTCGTCGGCATCGACGAGTTTATCAATGCCGACCTCATCGCCGCCGGGCTTTCCCCGTTCAATCCGGAATCTCAAGCCGTTCAAGCGGGACGAATCATGCTTCGGAAAATCGCCGACTACGTGAACGAGGGACGTTCCTTTGGCTTCGAAACCACGCTGAGCGGAAAGAATTACGCCCGCATGATTCCCACATGGAAGCTTGCCGGTTATACAGTTCAGCTCGCCTTTCTCAGTCTCCCATCCGCAGATATGGCCGTTGCCCGAGTTGCCGCAAGGGTTCGCAGTGGCGGACACAACATACCGGAAGACACGATCCGCAGGCGTTTCGAGGCAGGGATTTCAAACTTCCATAGTTTGTACAAGCCTCTTGCAGACGAATGGTTTCTGTACGATAATTCAGAGGTAGGTCCGATACTTATCGACAACGGAGAAAACTCATGAACACCACCCACAAACCCGATTCCACCAAGATTGACGCAGCCTTGCGCATCGCAGGCAAGCGGGCGCTCTGGCTTGGCAAGCGGCTTGGGACTCCCGTCATCGTTTATCGCGACGGAAAGATCATTGACGTAGCTCAGACCGACCCCGAGCCTTCCATGGATGAAATCGAGTGGAAACAGACCCGGTGAGCAAGATCGCGGCAGACGAACTAAGCGGCGACAATCTCCACACACCCAACGAGGAAACATTCAGGGCGATGCGCGAGGTGGAAGAGGGAAAGAGTATCCGTGCCCGTAACGTATCCGAGCTTTTCGAACGGCAATCCTCAGACGAGGAACAAGCAGCGGACTGGAACAAGTCCCTCGGTGAATACTGAACTACTTGACCTCCGACACCCCCTCCCTCCACCTTTCCAGCATCCTCCCGGCCTTGGCAGACCACGGAGCGGCGGCGGCTAGGAACGCCACATCCATCTGAATCCGCAGGCGGTCGGCCTCCTTTCGGTCGCTCCGCCGCAGGATCAGAAACAGCTCCGGCAGGCTTACACTTTGGGCAATCTCGGCTGGCGTTTTTCCGAGGATGAGCCCGCAGTCTGCGAGGCATTCCCCAAGGCCTGCTTCACGCGCAGGCCCGTTTCGGCCACGGGCAGCAACGCCTCCGTCTGACGCGCCCGCCGCTCGGCCCATCGGCGGGCATTCTGAAAATTGAGGTCGTGCGCCGCCTCGCAAATGTCGAGCAGGCTCTCCGCCGTCAGCGCGTCCGGCCAATCGGCAGGCTTGCCGCAGACAAACGCCGCGAGCGGCCCCTCGTTCTCGACAAGTTCAAAATAGCGCGGCAGTTCCGCGATCTTCAAGAGGCGCACCAGCACACGCTCCGCAGCGCCGTCCAAATGCGTCACGTCCAGTTCCTGCCCACCGAGGGCGATCAAGGTTGCTTTGTCCATGTGTTCGATATTGTCGAATAGTTCGAGTCGTTACGCCCGCGCCCAAGTGAGGGTCAGGTCGATGTCCCACTGCACCGTTGCCGCCTTTGTGAAGGCCGCGTCCGCCTGAAAACGAATCTGATGCGAGTAGGCGGTATTGCCGCTGGAAAGGGTGTTATTGCTACCGCCGTTCATGCCGACCGCGATCGTCCGCAAATCCGTGCGCCCGGTCAGTTTCGAAGCCGGGAACGTGAAGCGTTTCACGACCTTCCCGCTGCCCGCCGTGTAGCTCTGGAGCGCGCCGCCCATGAGGTTTTCGACGTAGGGGCAGTAGGTCGCGTCGTCGTTCACGCGCTGGTCGATCGCGCACGCAATGCCGTTGCCGATCGACGAGGGCTCCAACAGGCCGAAGTAAGCATGCGCCCGCCCCGCGTCGGTGCCGTTGCCCGTAATGACGTTTCCACTCGTGCCGTCGGCATACACGCACGATAGGCCGAAATACTGGGGCACGTCGGCATTGTAATAATACGCCGCCATCGTCAGCTTGCCCGCCACGTCGACCGAGCCGATGCGGAGCGTCATCGCCTTCCAGGTGCGGAAAATGTCCTTGGGCAGCTGCAAGCGCAGCGTGTAGCGCACGAGCAAATCGAAGCCGTCCGGCACGCTCACGGCGTCCGTCAGCACGATACGGCTAAAGAGCGTCGGATTGTCCACATTCTCCCACGAGACGCCGAGTTCGCCGATTGCCACCGCCGCTCCGCTTCGGTTCTGATAGGCAATGAAGGTGCGGAAGAGTTCGCGCACGCTGTAGTCATTCGTCGCGGCGTTTGGGAAGTTTACGCCGTTAATCGTGCTGCCACCCGTCGCGTAGGTCGTGCTCTTCGCGACGAACGCCTCCAGCTTCGTATCCGTGGCCTTCGCCGCCGTGCGGCCCGTGCCGACCGCGATTACCTCGAAACACTTGGCGAAGGCGTAGCGAGCCGGAGCGTCGAAGCCGCTATCCGTGATGAGGTTATGGACGCGGCCAAGGTGATGCAACGCGCCTGTGCGGGCGTTGCGGAGCGCGAGGTCGTAGGAGCCGGAAATGCCGAGCGGGATGTTCATATTGCGGATTGCGGATTTATGATTGCGGAATTGGAAGAGGTGGGAAGTCGGCGCGGATATTGCGGCTGGTGGGCTTCGATTCCGGTCATTCCGAAATCCGCAATCCGAAATCCGAATTAGGCTGTTTCGGTGACTGTGAGCGCGATGCCGAGTGCGAGGGCCTCGGAAGAGTCGGCGGTCGTCGCCGTTTCGGTCTCGCTCACTTCGAGCGACAGGCCCATGTCAACCGGGTCGGCTTCAGGAGCCAGGTAGCGGCCCGTATCCGTCTCGCTGACGCCCAGCGACGCGCCGAAAGTCATGCCGTCCGTCGGAACCACGAGGGAGATCATCGTCGTCGTTTCAATCGCGGAGAGCGCGACGCCGAGGGCGAAGGCGTCGGGGGATGCGGCCAGCGCCTCGACGTATGCCGCCGCGCTCGTCTCCTTAGCTGAAAGCACGGCCCCAAGCGTCAACGCTTCCGCAAAGCTGCCGTCGCCCCAGTCGCGGGTTTCGGACGGGTTCACGACAACCGGCGGATCGTCGTCGCCATCAGGATACGTCGGCTCGACCGGCCCCGTGCCCCAGCGTGTGCCAAGCGAAAGCGCCTGCGGGTAAACGTCCGCAAAGTCCTCGAACAAATCCGGGTGCGGCGGCGCATCCCTGTAGCCCCGCGAGCCGGGCAGCGGGATCACCTGCGGCGGATCGGGCGTCTGGCCTTCGGTGAGGAACATGGGCTAGATGCTGCGCCGGGGTTCGAGGGATTCCGCCGCGTCGCCCGTGAAGTCCACGGCGGCGATCGGGCGCAGCTCCGGCGCGGCGTTCGTGGGCGCGTCGCTGAGCGCAATCGCCACCGGCGGCACGTTCGTAAAAAGGGGGATTTCAGGTTCGTCGCTCACGGGTTAGCCTGCGGGGGTCGGGATGATCGTGCCGGTGTTGAGCGGCGAATGCAGCACGCGACAGACGAGGTCGTAACTCACCGCCTCCTCGCCGAACTCCACCTCGCCGTCGATCTCCATGAAGCAAAACACGTCCACCGTGTTCACGATCGCGTCGGTGTGGTCATACTGCTGGATTTTCACCCAGCCGCGCTTCGTCGCGCCCTCCAGCGGGTTGTATTGGCCGCTCGCCGCGTCGAGTGGCAGCGTGCCGAAAAGGTGCTCGAACATCAGCGGCCCGGCCTCCTTCAGCGCCAGCATGAACTTCAGGTCGCGGTTCACCTCGATCACGTCGTAGAGGCGGCGCTGGCCCGGCGTCGGCGCGAAAATCTCCCGCTTGTCGGACGACTTCGCGACCTTCAGGCTGTCCACGATGCCGGGGTCGATCCAGCCCGTGTCGGCGGCGCCGGGCTTCGCGGCACGGCCACAAACACCCGCTGCGGGCGAGGTGAAAGCACGGCCCTCCGGGTAAAGAAAAGCGTGGCTGCCGACGACAATGGGGCGCGTGTTCATCCGTTGATGCTGGTTGCGGTGAGGTTGACAAAGTAGACGACGAGGCCGCCGTCGATGGGGCCGGTCTCGAAGGCGTCGTTGTCAACCCGCAGCCATGCGCGCGCGCCGGTCTCCTGCGCCCTGTGCAGCGTTTCAAGGAGCCGCTCGACGAGGGCCAGCGCCGTGACGCCCGACTTGTTGCGGGCGAGGTTCTCGACGACTGAAAGCGTCACGGTGCTTTCGATGTGAACAAGAGGCGTCGTCGCAGTCTTGAGCCGTCCAGCGGCTAACGTCGCCACGATGCAAAGGCCCGTCTCGTTGATCGCCTTCTGGAGCTTAGTATTGTGCTCCGGGTCCGCCGCCGTGATGAGCTGGATCGTGGAGAGAAGAGGTTCGGCGGCAATCAGGCTGGCAACAGACGGCAGAACGGCGGAGAGCTTCATGCGCTCATCCGCGTGTCAATGCGCGGAGCTTCTCCAACTGCTTGCGTCGCACGTACGCCTTCATGTCCGCGACCTCGCCGCGCAGGGCGTCTTCCACGATGCCGCGCTGGTTGTTCTGCACCTGCACGCCTTCGAGGAAGCTCTCCAGCAAGACCGAGGGATGACTCTGCCCCTTGGCCGTGCGGACGATAGCCTGCCCGATGCGCTCCTTGGCACGGGACACGGCGGTGGCCTGCGTGTTCTGGCCCTCGCGGCTCCGCTTCCAGGCGCGGTAAAGCCACGAAACGGAGAGGAAGCGGATCGACTTGCGCCGCGCGGCCAGCTCCTGCGCCACCGTGCGCCGCGTGCCGTCGCGGTTCCGGCCCCGTTTGATCTTGAATCCGAGCGCGGCGACCTCCTGCTCGATGCGTTCCGCCGTCGGCGCGATGGCGCGGAAGCCCCGATAGATCGTGAAGCGCAGCCGTGCCGCACGCGCCTCGATGAGCGGCCCCGGCTCGCGCCGGTTCCAGCGCAAGTATTGCGCAAGCGCCTTGTTGAAGGCCCGCAGTTCGTGGGTATCGACGGCGGCGTCCATCTACAGCTTCCCGAGGAACTTGAGGATCGCGATGAGCCCGACCGTCAGTGGCGGCAGCGCGGAAGTCACCCACACCCAGCGCAGGATCATGTCCATCTTCCGCTTCATCTCGCGAATGTCCGAACGCAGGCCGTTCTCGCCATGCTGCCCCCAGAGGGTGACTTCGATGGTGGTCAGGCGGTGTTCAATCTGGGCAAGTCGTTCTTCGCTGGTCATGGCTGACAGAGTTCGCAGTCAAATGTGATGAGGGCGCGGCTCGGTGAGCGGGAGATGCGCCGGATGCGGTAGGTCGCCCCGTCTTCGTCCGTGAACGAGCTTCCAAGATCGGGTAGTCCGCCGGAAAAGGCCGACGCAAGGACGCGCACCTGCACCGAATTGTCGTCGCCAACGGACAGGTCGTAACGGTTTACCTCGGGAGGCGTTGTCCGGAGCAGTGCAAGAACACGGACACTTCCCAACATCAGCTCCACGCCCGCCGCATCGAGCAATTCGGCAAAGCCCTCGGTGCTGTCCTGTTCGTGCTGGTTCATCGCGAGTGCGGGCGTGTCAACGAACGAGGCCCCGTTGCGAACAACGGAGCCTCGGAGGAGTCATGCAGTCAGAAAATTACTCGGCCTGACCCGGCGCGACGAGGCGCTTGATGCCCGCCTGAATCGCGGGCTTGAAACCGTAGAGGCATTCGAAGGCGACGATCTCCTTGCCGCTGTCGTTGTCGTAGAAGCGGCGGTAGCCGAAGGTGATGCCCGTTTCGGGATCACTCACCGGGCCGGACTCCAGGTAGGACTCGGGCCGCAGCGGCGCCAGATAGCGCATGGCAACCGCGAGGCCCGCCGGATGGGCTGCGAAGCCGACGAGATTCTCGCCGTTCTCCGGCAGCACGATCGTGTCGTAAATGTCGAAGCCGTAGATGCGCGGAACGCGGGCCTCCATGAGCGACGGCTGGCTCATCTGCGCGAGGTAGCTGTGGCTCACGCGCTCGTCGCCGAGGAGCGCCGTGTAATAGGCGTCGTCGAGGATCAGGCTGCGCTCGGTCGTCGGCATCTTGGCCCGTGCGCACGCCCCGCGAATGCCGAGAACGTGCGTCGAATCGAAGTCCGTAGCGGCCACGGCGGGGATCGCCGACTCGCCGTAGTTCGCCGCCGTGACGACGGAGAAAATGTCCTGAAGAACGTCCTGCGCGAGCTGCTTCGCCTCGGAACCGGCGAGCCGCTCCAGCTTGATGAAACTGGACTCGGCGGACTCCTTGTCGGTCAGGTGGAAGGAGCGGACCTTGTGGCGGTCGCAGGTCACGGCGAGGGTATTCACGGTGCGATCGGCGTTCTTGCTGTAGCTGCCTTCGAAGTCGGAACTGGTCGGCAGGGCATTGCCGACGACCGGCACATTGACCGTCTTGCCGCGTTCGAGAAACTCGGCGGAGAAGTCGGTCGAGAAGGCGCGCAGCGGCTGGAGCGCGGCGCGAAAGGCTTCGAGAAAAGCCTGCGAAATGCGGATGTCCTGAAGGTTGGTAAGCGTGTTGGCCATGGGAATTATCGGTTGATGATCTTGGACTTGTTCTTGCGCCAGAAGGCGGTTTGCGCGGCGGGCGTCTCCTGCTTGCAAAGCTCTTGGGCGAGGTCCGTCGAAGCGGCGGTAACGGCATCGCCTTGGGCTGTGACTGCAAGGGGCGTGACGCCGACCGAGGCGCAGATTTCGGCGGCCTTCGCCTCGGCGGTCTTGGACGCGGAGGTAAGCTCGGCGACCTTGGCCAGCGCGTCCTGATTCTGCTGGCGCAGCGTCTTCAATTCAGATTGAAGCCGAGTAACGGAGGCCGACTCCTCGTTGCGGGCGCTTTCGGCATCCCGCAGACGCTGATTCAGTTCGGTGTTCGAGGTCTGCGCGGTTTCGAGCTGGGTGCCTAGCTCCGTGAGCTTCGCTTCTGCGGCGGTGAATTTTTCTTCCAAGGTCATGGGGTTTGCGGATGGAGCGTTGTCAACCGGGCAAGGAGCGCGGCCCGGCCCGAAACGATGCCCGTCACGAGGTTCCGCGCCGCCGCCTCGACGCCGTAAAAGGACTGACCCTGCATCGAGTCGGCGCCGACACGGCTGCGCTTGCCCATAACGGCGCTCATGAACATGCCGTGGATCTGATCCACCCGGGCCTGAAGCATAGCGCGCTGCGCATCGGAAAGGCTCGTGCCGGGGAAGCCCGCCGCCTTGTAGGTCCCCGCCTTGATGACGTCGACAAACACCCCGGAGTGGGCCAGCGCAGCGGAACTGTCGAGCAAGGCGAGATACACGCCGACGCTGCCGACGGACGCGCTCGGCGTCGCAAGGAAATCGTCCGCCTGCGAGGCCAGCCAGTACGCGGCGGAACACGCCTCGCCCGATGTGAAGGCCACGCTCGGCTTCGGGAACGCCGCGATCTGCACGGCAAGTTCCGGGACGCCTGTCACAGTGCCGCCGGGCGAGTCCACGTCGAGTAGCAGCGTCCTCACCGAGGGATCAGCGGCAAAGGCGTCCAGCGAGGCGGATAGGTCGGCCACGTCGCAGCCGCCAAGCATCTTCTCGATAGGCGAAAGGTTCGCGCCAATCGGGCCGCAAATGGGCAGGATGCCAACACCGTTTTCCACACGAGCCAGCGGCGGCTCGCCAAAGAATTCCTTCAAAGCGTCCGTGAATCCCGAACAGCGTTCCACAAACGCGGCCAGAAGTCGCGGTTCAACAAGCAAGGGTTCATGGCGAAGAATGGCGTCAGCAAAGCTCACGCCGAGGCGGACTTGTCAACGGGAGCGTTGGGCGTCGCCACGCTCTGCGTGCCGCTTGGCCGATAGAGCATTTCAACCGGCACGCCATACCTTGCCGCAGTTTCCAGAATCGCCTTCGCGTCCTGCGCGCGCCGCTCGATCTCTTCGGAGAAGTTCATGCCGAGCTCCGCAAAATGGTCCGAGAACGAGTGTAAGCCCATCTCCACATCTTTGCGATGGGACTCAGCCTCGCGGCCCGCGTCGACCGTCACCCTTCGTGGGCAGACCCAGCCGACCTTGTTCCAGCCCTTCACGGGGGCCAGTTCGCCACGGTCGATCGCGTCCCCGATGACGTAACCCCACGTCGGTTGCAGGAGCCGCTGAATCAGGATCATCTGCCGGTAGCTGAAGCGCCGGTCCGCCTTCGCCACGATCAGCCGCACGCCCGCGCCGCCGATGTTCGAGGCGTCGAGCACGAACTCATACGGCAGCATCCCGGCGGCGGAGTCGCGCTTGAGGTGCTCCAAGAACCCAGTAAAAACGGGGCTCGGTCGGTTGGACTGGAAGCTATCGAGCGATTCGCCGGGCTTGAGCGCCACGAGCTTGCCGCCGACAATCCGCTGGAGTAGCGCCGCGTCGCTCGCCGCCCCCACCTGCTCGCCGGTCTCCACGCTGAAGTCGCCCGATTCGTCGAGCGAGCCGCTTTCGCGCTTCAGGATGCGGGCGATGTCGGCGTTGTCCTTCACGGCGTGCTTTTCGAGCGCGAGCATCTCCATCTCGTCCAAGATGTGGTTGATCGAATGCTGGAGCGTCGGCGGCTGGCGCACCCCGCTTGCCGACTCCGGCTCGAAAATGTGCATGACGGCGTTCGCGGGCACGTCGCGGGTCGCGTTGTCGTCCAAAATCAGGCGATACGCGAGCGGCGCGCCGAAGGCGTCGAGCTTGATGCCGTCCACCGTTTCCGCCGAGCCTAGCGTGTCGCCGATGCGGTGCGATTCGACCAGTTGCAGACGCGGCAAGCCGAGGCCGTCGCGCACCTTGAGGCAAAAGTATTCGCCGTCGACATCGAGGCCCCGGCAGACAAGGTGCTGGCATTCCTCGAAGCTGAATCGGCGCGTGATCTCGGCCCGTGCCGACCAGCGGGCAAAGTAGGCTTCGGCGGCCTTGTTCCAGTCGGCGTCGTCACTCTGCGGCTGCGGGCGGATACCGTCGCCGGTCGAGTAAATCGCCATGTCCGCCACCATCTCGCGCGAGAACCCGGAGTTCTTGTTCAGGTAACGCGAGCGGCGCACAAGCTCCCGCCGCGTGTGGCTCGTCAGCTCCTTCTTCGTGTCCGTCGGGGCCGCGCCAGGCACCTGCCCGCGTCGCGGCGAGGCGTTCGCCGACTCGTAGCCGGAATACCCGAAGATGCGCGAGATGTGGTGCAGGAGCTTCACAGCCGGAAGCGGCTGTCAACGTGCGAGACGCCCACCATCCTGCCCTGCCTACGATACCGCTCCGGCGCGAGCTTCACGAGAGCGTCCTGACATGCCTTGATGACGGTGTGGATCTCGTCGATGTGGCACTTCGTGTAACTGGAGCCGTCGTTCGCGTAAGCCGTCAGTGTCTTCTTCAGCTCCTGCTTGTGGACGGCGAGGATCTCCTCGATCTCCACCACACTGAAGCCCACCGAGTAATCAATCGTCGCCATGCTGGCGCGGGGCTGTCAACGACCAAACTTTCACGAAAGCTCACGCAGCGTATTCGGGAACCGGCGCATCACAGACTCGGCAGCTAGGTGACTCGCCTCGTCGTCTGCCGGGGCCATGAAAAACGACCCATCTCCAGCATCTCGCAGCGAGACAGTGTCACCGGCGCGAAGCTTCATGCGAGTCAGAACCTCCTCCGGCAGTAGCAACCCGGTGGAGTCTCCCATTCGCTGCAATTTCAGCTCAAAGCGCATACAATGAGGCTACGGCTTCGAGATCATAGATCAAGCCGGTGTGTTCTCTTCGCAGGCCTCCCGTTCAACGCTCTCCCGGCCCACGATCTTGAGCATCGTTGCGGCGGCGGCCTGCATGGCCTCGCAGTCCCAGTAGTGGTTCGGGCGCTTGCCGATCTGCTTCCACATCCAGGTGTCGTGCTCCTTCACGCGCTGCTCGCTCTCCATTTGGGATAGGTAGTCCTCGTCGATGTCGTCCGGCACCTCCCACGTCGGGCCGTTCGCGGGGTTCTGGTTGCGGCGCAGGCGGGCGAGCGTGTCCTTGATGTTCAGGTTCGACCAGTAGTGCACGTAGCAATGCCGCTCGCTCGTCAGCACGACTTTTCGGCGAGGCGAATAGAAACGCTGAACCGTTCCCTGCGCCTTCGTGTGGTGCGGGAAGGTCGCCCGGCGGTCGCCAAGGAGCGCCACCCAGCCCATCCTCGCACACTGCCGATACACGTCGTAGGTCGCGTGGCCCGCGTCCACGAAGACGAGGTTCGGGTGAATGTTAAACCGGGATTGAAGCGACTCCACGTCGTCGAAAGTGAGCAGGCGCTCGTTCCAAAGAAGGCGTGAGGAACCGTCCGCCGCCCAGCAGCGCACGAGCGCGTAGAAGTGGTCCATCTGGCAGTCCACCGTGAGGATGCGCAGCGGTATCGGCGTCTCCGCGAAGGGCGGCGCGATGACGCGGCCCAAGCGGCTAATCCCGCCCTCGCCTGCCCATATCTCGCCCTTGCGGTAGCCGCAGGTCGCGATCTCCATCTTGTAATCCTCCACGTATTCACGCCACGGGAGCGCCAGCCGCTTCTGGTAAAACTGCTGGAGGAGCGAGGTGTCGCCCTGCCGCATCGCCGCCTTCGCCCGCAAGTAGAGTTCCGCCAAGCGCCCCCACGACATCGCGCAAAGGGCGTTCCAGTGGAAGCCGACGTTCTCGGGTGCGGCGTTCGGATTTGTGCGAATGAACTGCCCGCTGGCGTTCAGGATGCGGCGCATGGCGTCCGTATCCGCGAAGTAATGGTTGCACGCGGTGCAGCGGAGCGACGCCGTCTCGCGCACGGCGGCAAAGTCCCAGTTGCCGCTGGCGTCGCGGGCATCCTTGCTCCACTCGACGTTGTCCCAGTCGAAGGGTTGGCGTTTGCCACACTCGGGGCACGCGAAGGTCCATTCGCGCATGTCCGTCGTCTCAAACTTGCGGTGCGTGTCGTCGTTTTCCTCGCCGCCCTGACTCATGAACACGCACTTGCCGAGCCAGCCGAACGCCGTGACGCGGGCCTCCGCCTCGGCCATGTGGCCAGCAGGGTATTGCCACGTTTCATCGGCAAAAACCCAGCGGATGGACCGGCGCTGGAGGTTCGTCTTGTTGAAGGCCCCGAGTATCCAAAGAGGCATGCCATTGGCAAAGTGGATCGTGTGGTTACGCTTCTTGTGGCGGTCTTTGGGGAATAAGGCGCGGACGGGTTCGCACTCGTCAAAGAGCTTCTGAAGCCGGGCTTCCGACTGGTCTTTTGCGTCGTCATCGGTTGCGCTCAGCCAAAGCGTGGGGCCGGGCAGGTTCGGCACGATAAAACAGATGGCCAGCTCCGAGACGGTGGTCTTGCCCGCCTGCACCGCCGCAATGATGCTCACAACGCGCACCTTCGTGTCCACGATGGCTTCGAGCGGCTCGCGCACCCACGGGGAATGCTCGCTGCGAAAGCGCCCCGGCATCGGCGAATACGGAATCGAGGCGATGTTGTCTTCCGCCCAAGCCCAAGGGGCGCGGCGGTCTGCGGGCCGGACGGCCTCAGCAAACATATTGGCGATGTCCTTATTCATGCGTCAGTGCGGTGAAGTATTCGAAGGCTTCCTTGCGCGCCTCATCGAGCGCCCTGGCGTTGTCCTCGCGGATGCCGATCGCGTCCTTGCCGCTGGAAATCGGCGGCAGTTCGTCCTCCAGCCGCTTGTGCAGGATCGAAAACATGCGGCCCAACCCTTCAAGAATCGAGCGGCGCACCTCTTCCTTACTGAGGTAATCCCCGCGCCGAATGGCGAGGCGCAGCTCCTTTTCCTCGATCTCGGCGAGGAGTTTTCGCGCCTTGAGTGCCTCCTGATTGCCCACTGGCTCGCCGCCGCCCTTCAGACCTTTCGAGCGCACGAACTCACGCCATGCGGCCACGTCATGCTGGCCGTTCGCGATGGGCTTCGGAGCACCAGTCAGCTTGCGCCAGGTGGTGAGCGTCCGCCGCGTGATGCCGAGGAGTGCGGCAAGTTCCACCTGATTGTCGGCGTAGGCCGTGGAGTCGCTGCTTCCGGCTGCGCGGGCCTCGATGCGGGCGCGCTCAACAGCCGTCAGGGGTTTGCCTGTCGCTACCTTCTTTACAAGATTCGAGAAATCGACATCCAGAACCTTCTTGAGCATTTCTGGAGTAGGATCATTCACAAAAGTAAGCGCAGTTGGTTATCCGTGATGTGTTTGTTCTTCCGCAGATTTGTCATTCGCCATAGAGGCCGGATATTCGTGAAATGAAAACACTGCCTGACCTGATCAGGATTACTCAGATCGAAGGCCGCACATGGAATAATGTGATCCAAGTGCCATGCTCGACCATAGTTGTCCCAACTCATGCAGCCCTTGAACTGAGCCTCAATGTAGTCGCGAAAATCCTCGAAAGAACACCCCAGAAGATCCTTGGTCCCTGAATACAGACCTTTTGTACGAATAACCGAGTATAGGCGTCGTCTCAGGGCCTTTGCAGCCTTGGCCTTGGGACACGACTGTTGATACCTGATCGACTTCTCGATTATCTCCTCTCGATTTTCCAGATAGTAGCGTTTGTGATACTGCTTGATGTATAAAACGTTTTGCTCACGCCACGATTTTTGATATTCGGAGGTCTTTCGGCGCGTTCTTTCCACATATTTCCGTTGTGCTTGTTTTACTGCTTCTTTGTTTTCGTGATAGTAAGCCTTGTTTCGCGCATTAATTTGTTCCTTGTTCGCTAGGTAATACTCACGCTGCTGGGCCTTGAGACGTTCCTTGTTCTTCTCACGATACTGACGGAAATATTC